CAGATCAGAGTATCCGTAAGGAACTCTATGAAAAGGATAAGGATTCTCTGGAAGAGGACATGTCGCCATTTGGTTTCATTGATGATGGTACATTGGGTCAAGATCAGTTCGTTGCCGACGGAGAAGTGTGGTCATCCAGCAGTGAATATGGCACCTCTATGGGCAACTGGGAGTGGGGTCAAGCGAATACTGACTGGTGGTGATGTGCTGCGGAATAAGATTCCAGTCACACACAAGGATCTGAGCAAAAATGAACGGTTCGGTTTCCACTAAATCTCAATCCCGCACCACACTCAAAGATCGAAGATATCTAAATAAAAGTGAATATCAAATATTCGGGAGCTAACAATGGTTATCAAAACAGCTTCCCCCGGTGTAGTAGTCAACGAGGTTGATCTTACTAGGGGAACGAGTGATGCTATCACTACCAACATTGGTGCTTTCGCTGGTCCTTTCGCCCGTGGACCTGTTGGAGAACTCGTTCTTATCAACACGGAAGCTGAATTACAACGTGTCTTCGGTGATCCCACCGATGACAACTATGAATACTGGTGGACGATCTCCAACTTCTTGGAGTACGGCGGCGTCTGCTATGTTGTTCGCTGCGATGATGCAGTGGGTGACTCGTCTGGTACATTCCTCCAGACCATGAAGAACGCAACCGACGAGATCGTTACCGATCCTTCGGATGAGTACGTTTATGTTAAGAACGAAGAGGACTTCCTTGAGAACTGGTATCAGTCTTCCTCCGCACCTGGTAAGTTCATTGCACGTAACCCCGGCACCTGGGCCAACGGCCTTGCTGTTGCTGTGATCGACCACGGTGCAGACTATCAGATGTCTCTGAAGTCCACCGGTATCGTTACTGAAGCATCGGGTGATCCTGTTGCTGATAACACCGCATTCGACCAATCCGCAGTTGACGGTCTCGAAATTGGTGAGTACATTAAGGTTGCTGCCGCTCAGGGTGGTCTGACTGCTGAGTTCACTGAGGGTCAGCGCGTTGAGATGTACACCGACAACGCAAGCACCGGTACTATCGGTTATGTTGTTCGCGCTGCTGCTGGTGTGTATACCATTCTGGTCGCAACTGGAACCTTCACTGCCGCTGCCAACAACACTCTGACCATCAGTGGTGCTGAGGAGTCTGATCCTATTACTGCTGTTGAGGGTGTTGGTACTTTCAAACTCTACGAAGTTAACAAAGACTTTAACCTCGATTCCGTTTTCGTTGCTGACAGTCTGACCAAGGCACAGGTTGCTGATGCTGAGTATGGTTGGAGCGCATCTCCTGCTGCTAACACTCGCGCTACTTCACCTCTGGGTACCACCTACATCTACTCCGCAGGTCTGGATCTGTGGGTCGCTAAGTGGACTCCCGCTGAAGATGACCTCTTCACTGATGGTACTAACCTGTTCCAACTCCAAGCCGCTGGTGATTGGTATACACAGCAAGAAGCATTCGCAGGTGTGCCCTGGTATCGCTTCGCCTCCCGTCCTGGCACCACTCCTAATGCACTGGATCGTGGCGCACTGAACGACGAACTGAACATCATCATCTATGATGCAACTGGTGAGTTCACTGGAACCAAGGGTAATACTCTTGAGTCATTCTTCGGTGTTTCTAAACTCCGTGGTGCAGTTACCCAAGAGGGTGAACTGAACTACTACATTGATGTCATCAACAACCGCGCTGCCTACCTCTTCGCCAACCATGTTCTTCCTGGTGATGAACTGGCAGGTCTAAACACTGGTTTGAGTGCAGTTGGTACTCAGATTGCAGATGGCGTCAACTGCGAATACATCGATGTCAAGAGTTACACTCTGCAGTATGGTGTTGACAACTTCAATGTGTCTTTGGGTGAACTCCAAGACTCATACAACAGGCTGACGACTGAAGCACTGCCTAACCTCGACTACGTTCTTGCTGGTCCTTCATTGGGTACCCAAGACGACACCGTCGCCAAGCACAACTTCATCATCTCTGTTGTTGAAGAGCGTAAGGACTGTATCGCTTTCCTCTCCGCTCCTCGTTACGCCATCATCGGTCAACCTGATGCTGAGACTATCACCGACAACATTGTTGAGTGGGCACAGGAACTGTCTTCGACTTCCTATGCTGTCCTTGACAGTGGTTACAAGTACATGTATGATCGCTTCAACGATCGCTACCGCTATGTGCCTCTGAATGGTGACATTGCTGGTCTGATGGTTAACACCTCCCTGACTGCTGAACCCTGGTACTCTCCTGCTGGTCTGTCCCGTGGGCAAATCCGCAACGTCGTCAAACTGCCTTACAACCCCACACAAAAGCAGCGTGACGAACTGTACCCTGCTCGCGTTAACCCCGTTGTCTCCTTCCCTGGTGAAGGCACCATTCTCTTCGGTGACAAGACTGCTCTGGGTTACTCCTCTGCGTTCGACCGCATCAACGTTCGTAAGTTGTTCCTGGTCATCGAGAAGGAGATCGCTAAGATCGCTCGCACCAGTCTGTTTGAGTTCAACGACGATGTTACTCGTTCGCTGTTCAAGAACAATGTCAACCCATTCTTGCGTGACGTTCAAGCAAAGCGTGGTATGTACGACTTCCTGGTTGTTTGTGACCAGACCAACAATACTCCTGAGGTCATTGACCGCAACGAGTTCATTGCTGACATCTACATCAAACCTGCTAAGTCGATTAACTTCATCACGTTGAACTTTATCGCCACCAAGACGGGCGTGACCTTCGACGAGTCTGTCGGTCTCTTCCGCGGCTCCTGATCGTTCCCCATCACCCTAAGGTAAAATACAATGTCACAACGTTCTATTGAAGATTTCAAGGCAGTGCTTCAGGGTGGTGGGGTTCGCCCCACCATGTTTGAGGTGGAAATGACTTTCCCCGAGACTGTCGTTCCTGATCCCACTCTCGCCACAAACGAGGGTACGTTCCTCATCAAGGCAGCTGCTCTGCCTGCATCCAACGTTGGCGTGATCAACGTTCCTTTCCGTGGTCGCCAACTTAAGGTTTCCGGTGATCGCACATTTGCAGATTGGAACATCACCGTCGTCAACGATGTGTCTTTCGGTCTTCGTAAGGCTTTCGAGGAGTGGTCTGAGCGCATCCAGAACCATAACTATGCTCTGGGTTCCAACACTCTGAACGATTACTTCGCTTCCGCCATCGTTCGCCAACTCGATCGTGATGGTCAGCAACTTCGCGCTTATCGCTTTGAAGGCATCTGGCCCGCACTCATCGGTGAAATTGGTCTGGACTTCAACAGCACCGACACCGTCGAAGAGTACGAAGTTCAGTTCAACGTCCAGTACTGGAGCGCCGCTGACAGTGGAGATCCTTACACCTCCGCAGTCGCACGCGATCCTTCCGCCAACCTGAACGAAATCGTTTCCTGATACAACTTAATACTTACCATCAGGGGGTCAAAACGACCCCCTTTTTTCATGCCTAAATAATCACATACCGACCTTGTGAAGATTACTGTGATTCCCAACCAGCAAGGAAATCTCTTTGGTTTTAGTTACAAAGAGGATCCAGAACAAATTAAAAAGATGTCGCCCGTGCCACCTAACGCCGATGATGGCGTTGCGGTTGCTGCTGGTGGTCTTTATGGGTATGGTGTTAACCTTAACGAAGGTTCCACCACCAAAGATTATGAACTAATCCGTCGTTATCGCGCAATGGCACTCCACCCCGAAGTGGATAGTGCTATTGAGGATATCATCAACGAGGCGATCGTTTCCGATAATAACGATTCTGCGGTGAACATCGACCTTACCAATCTGGATGTGTCGGATCGTATTAAGAACATTATCCGCGAGGAGTTCTCATACATCCTACATCTTCTGGACTTCGATAATAAGGCACATGAGATGTTCCGCCGTTGGTATGTTGACGGCCGTCTCTTCTACCATAAGGTTATCGACCTAAACCATCCAGAGCGAGGCATCACCGATATTCGCAACATCGATGCGCTGAAGTGTAAACCCATTCGTGAGTATAAGAACCATCGCAACCAACCCGCACTCCGTAGTGATGCTGCTACGTATTCTTCCCGCGACTCGGCCGTGGTTGGTATGGGTCAGGGTGAATTCCCCAACCGCATTGAGGAGTACTTCCTCTATAATAAGCGCGGTATTAACTACATGGGGCAAACCGGTGGTTATGGTGGTGGCACACAGAGCCAAACCGTCAAGATTGCTAAGGACGCTGTAACCTATGTTACCTCTGGTCTGGTTGACGGTAACACCGGTCAGGTTCTTTCATACCTCAACAAGGCAATTAAGTCGCTGAACCAACTGCGCTGGATGGAAGATAGCATCGTTATCTACCGTATGGCGCGTGCACCTGAGCGTCGTCTGTTCTACATTGACGTTGGTAACCTACCCAAACAGAAAGCAGAGGCATACCTCCGAGATGTTATGGGTCGTTACCGCACCAAGATCTCTTATGACCAGGCAACTGGTGAGATCAAGGACAGCAAGAAGCAGATGTCTATGCTGGAAGACTACTGGCTTCCCCGCCGTGAAGGTGGTCGTGGTACTGAAGTTACCACACTCCCTGGTGGTCAGAACCTCGGCGAGCTCTCTGACCTGGAATACTTCCAAAGCAAACTCTACAAGTCACTCAACGTTCCTGTTGGACGTATGGGTGAAGGTGGCGGTGGATTCCAGATTGGTAAGTCTGACGACACCCTGCGCGACGAGATTAAGTTCTCCAAGTTCGTTGGTCGCATGCGCAAGAAGTTCTCCCATTTGTTCGTTGACATCCTGAAGACTCAGTTGGTCCTGAAAGGTGTCGTTACTCCCAAAGAGTATGACCAGATGAAGGAGCACATCCAGTTCGACTACGTCTATGACAACCACTTCTCCGAACTGAAGGACATGGAGATGCTGCAGAATAAACTGCAGGTTGCTCAGATGTGTGAACCTTACATTGGTAAGTATTTCTCCACCTATCAAATCCGTCACGACATCCTCGGTCAGACTGATGGTCAGATTGATGAAACCGATAAGCAAATTGCATATGAGCGCAATGTCGGTATTATCCCCGATCCTAATGCTGGCATGGAAGGTGCACCCGAAGAAGGCGGAGAAGTTCCACCTGAGGAGATGCCACAGGAGCAACCAGTTGAGGAGGGAATGCCACCCGAAGGTGACCTAGATCTCAGTGGTGATCCGCAAACTGACATCACTAAACTGTTTGCCGCAAAAGACAAATAGAGACTACGCTAAATAAAAAGGTAAAGTCGTTCTTTTATTATGTCTAGAGTTACTGAACTGATCGATTTGATTGTTCAGGGTAGGAACACTGAAGCGGGTGAAGTTCTCAATACTGAACTTCTGTCCCGCTCTTATTCTGCTGTCAATGAGATCAAACCCGATGTTGCCGCTGCATACTTCTCTGGTGTGACTGGTGAGACGGGTGAAGGTGAAGAAATCGACACCACTGATTCCGAATAAGGAGTATCATGAAACTTATCCGAGAAGAAATCGAAGCCGTTGAACTCCTCGTTGAGGAGAACGAAGGTAAGAAGACTTTCTACATCAAAGGTCCCTTCCTACAAGGTGACATTAAGAACCGTAATGGTCGCATTTATGAATCCCGCGTTCTCGCTAAAGAGGTTGCGCGTTATCATGAGAATTTCATTTCTCGTGGTCGTGCTCTTGGGGAACTTGGCCACCCAGATGGTCCCACCATCAATCTTGACCGAGTCTCACACAACATCACCGAACTTTATCAAGATGGATCCAACTTCATCGGTAAAGCAAAGATTCTGAACACCCCCATGGGTAAGATCGCTTCAGGTCTTTTGGGTGACGGTGTAACCCTTGGTGTTTCTTCTCGTGGTATGGGTTCACTGGTTCAGCGCGAAGGTGTCAACTATGTGGGAGAAGACTTCCACCTTGCTACTGCTGCCGACATCGTCGCTGATCCCTCTGCCCCTGATGCTTTTGTGCAAGGTATTATGGAAGGTAAGGAATGGATCTGGGATAACGGACTCCTCAAGGAGTGCGATATCGAAAAGGTTAAGCATACCATTGACAATGCACCCGCACATCGCCTCAACGAGGCAATCCTGGAAGGTTTCCACGACCTCCTTATGGGTTGAGTTTTCCGTAAGAAATCCATCCCTAACGAAATCAATCACTAAATAATAGTGATAAATAGTTCAAACGCAACGTTATCAACCATGGCACAATCAAAGACTGCCGTGAACGCCAAAGCAGCACCCAACGAGGGTATGCACTCCGTAGAGACTTCGGTTGTTCCCGGTCAAAGCAAAGAGGACCTCGGCGGTCCTACCCCCCAAGATTACAAACCCGAAGGCGACAGCGCTAAGCTGGATGCTGGTAAAGGCGCGACCGAGTCTAAGTCGGTTGTTAACGCCAAGGCGGGCAAGAAGGATGCGATGCCTTCTGTAAGTCCTAGCGTTCTTCCCGGTAACGAAGGTCCTGGTTCCACTGGAAACAGCAACCCCGGTCCCGAGAAGCTTGGTAAGCAAGCAAGTTATGAGCACGTCGAGATCGACCGTGCCGCAGCTGCTCACCTCGACGAACTCTCTGAAGCGTTGTCTGCTGATGAGGAGTTCACTCTCAAGGCAAAGGTCATCTTTGAAGGTGCCCTGAACCAAAAGCTCCAACTGGAAACTGCCAGGTTGGAAGAAGAATTCTCCGCTCGTTTCGAGTCAGAGATTGCTGAGATCGCAGAGAAAGTCGAAGCATTCCTGAACTACACTGCTGGTCAGTGGCTTGAGGAGAACAAACTGGTTGTTGAGAACGGTATCCGTAACGAACTCTCCGAGTCGTTCATGGGCGGTCTTAAGAGCCTCTTTGAAGACCATTATGTCACCCTTCCCGATGAGAAGTATGACATCTTCGAATCGATGGTCTCCAAACTTGATGATATGGAAGACAAGCTCAACGAGCAAATCGAGGCAAACGTCTCTCTGAATGCTAAGATGTCCGGTTACCAACGTGAGGGTATCCTCGCCGACGTTTCTTGGGATCTGTCTGAAGCCGCTAAGGAGAAACTCGCTGGTCTCGCCGAGTCCGTTCAGTTTGAAAGTGAGTCCACTTTCCGTCAGAAGCTTAACATTCTGAAGGAATCGTTCGTTGAGTCTGCTCCTGCAGATACCGGCGAAATGCTTTCTGAGAGTGCAGAAGCACTGGCACCTACGGTTGAAGACACTATGTCTGGAACCATGGCTGCATATGTTCGCGGTCTTGGTCGCATCAACCGCTGATTTTATTTGTCCAAACGCAAACCCCTTTTAACTAACTAAGACAATGTCACAACATCTTACCGAAAAGTGGGCGCCCGTTCTGGGTCATCAAGATCTCCCCGAGATCAAAGACTCTTACCGCGCCGCTGTCACCGCTCAACTTCTCGAAAACCAAGAAGCATTTATGCGTGAGCAGGCTGTTCTCGGCGGTCAAACTGGCCTCCTGACTGAAGCACCCGCATCTCCCACCAACGCCGCCGGTAACGGTGGTTACACCAACGCTGCTACCGATGCTGGCCCTGTTGCTGGTTTCGACCCCGTGATGATCGGCCTGATCCGCCGTGCTATGCCTAACCTGATGGCATACGACATCTGTGGCGTTCAACCTATGACCGGTCCTACCGGACTCATCTTCGCAATGCGTGCATTGTATGATGGTCAGGCTGGTAACGAAGCACTGTTCAACGAAGCGAACCCCACGTTCTCTGCTGACACTGGCGCCACCACTGGTGACACCCTCGCCGCTCAGAACCCCGGTCTGCTGTCCTCCGCTGACCAAACTGGTTACGATCCTGCTATCGCCCAAGACGGATCCACCAACGGCCTCGAAGGCATGGGCACCCAAAGTCTGGAGCAAGCTGGTTCTGACCCTGCTGCTGCTTTCCGTCAGATGGGATTCAGCATCGAGAAGACCATTGTGGAAGCAAAAGGTCGCGCTCTGAAGGCTCAGTACAGTCTGGAACTCGCTCAAGACCTCCGTGCTATCCACGGTCTTGACGCTGAAGCAGAACTCGCTAACATCCTGTCCAGCGAGATCCTTGCTGAAATCAACCGCGAAGTTGTTCGCACCATCTACCAGACCGCTGTTCCTGGCGCTCAAAACAATGTTGCCACTCAAGGCACCTTCGACCTCGACGTTGACTCCAACGGTCGCTGGAGCGTTGAGAAGTTCAAGGGTCTCCTGTTCCAGATCGAGCGTGACTGTAACGCCATCGCCCAGGAAACTCGTCGCGGAAAGGGTAACCTGATCATCTGCTCTGCTGACGTGGCTTCTGCCCTCACCATGGCTGGTGTTCTGGATTACACTCCTGCTCTGAACGCTAACCTGAACGTCGACGACACCGGCAACCTGTTCGCTGGTACCATCAACGGCAAACTGAAGGTCTACATCGACCCCTATTCGGCTAACGTTTCTGACACTCAGTACTACGTTGCCGGTTATAAGGGCACCAACGCTTATGACGCTGGTCTCTTCTATTGCCCCTACGTGCCCCTGCAGATGGTCCGCAGCGTTACCGCTGACAGCTTCCAGCCTAACATTGGATTCAAAACTCGTTATGGTCTGGTTGCTAACCCCTTCGCTGAGGGTACTGGCGCTGGTCTGGGTCGCCTTGCTGGTTCTACCAACAAGTACTACCGCCGCGTTTCCATTTCCAACCTTATGTGATCAAGTGGGTCTCAAAGAGACCCTCTCACATTCCTCAGACCTCCCTCACGGGGGGTCTTTTTTATGCCTAAATACCTAAAAGACTCAGAGTCTCGTAATGGCATTACAATCCGACAACCACTCATTACCACCCAACGAGTTCACTAGACCGGAGAACCGTAACCTGTTGTCACCAAACGGGTTTATGTTCACCATCGATAAGATGCGCACGGTTGACTTCTTCTGTCAGTCTGCCGCTATTCCGGCAATGTCGATGAAGGGTGTTGAGCAGGGAACGAGATTTAACAAGATATACCAACCTGGTGATGAACTGGAGTATGAACCACTCGCACTTCGCTTCTTGGTGGATGAGAATATGAAGAACTACTACCAGGTGCATAACTGGATGCGAGGAATTGCAACACCTAAGAGTAGTCGAGAGTTCTATTTTAAGCGTGGGGATATTAAAAGTATCAACCCAGAACCAGTCGATGATGACTTCCTAGGTACGGATAATAACTGGTTGTCTGATTGTTCTTTGTTTATTCTCTCTTCAAATTATCAACCAGTTTCTGAGTTTGTGTTCAAGGACTGCTTCCCTATCAGCCTCAGCACACTCGCTTTCGACACTTCAATTCAAGACCTTCAGTATTTCACTGCTGAGGTATATCTCCGCTACACATATTTCGATTACTACATCTACGACGCGGCAACTGCAACGGATGCATCCATGCAGGCGTCATACCATAAGACAAACAACGGGCAGTCTTTCCCACTTACTTGATATCTGTTAGAATAAATATGAGTTACTTTCCCTTATGATTGATCTAGAGACTATCAATTCTATGTGGGAGAAGGATAGTAAGATCGACGACATCATGCTCGATCAGACTACCATCAGAATTCCACAACTCCACCAGAAATACCTCTCACTTCATGGTGAGTTCAAACTTCTTCTGGCAAAGAAGAATCAGGAGTTAAAGAAAGTACAACACAGTAAGTGGTTATACTATTCTGGTAAAGCAAAACCAGAAGTGTATGAGGATAAACCCTTTGACTATAAGGTTATGAAGTCGGATGTACCTTCCTGGATTGCAGTCGATGAGGATATCAATCGCCTTGAGATGCAAGTTGAATACTATAAGACTACTCTTGATACCTTATCTGAGATATTGAAGCAGGTGCATCAGTTATCATTTAATATCAAGAATATCATTGCTTGGAGAACTTTTACTGGAGGTGTGTAATGGAAGAAGAAAAGAGGGAAGCCTCGTATCCTGCTGTCTATTTCATCCGTATGGATCTCAAGAATGAGAAGATGGAGTTATGTATGGATCTACGAGAACTCGATTATTGTGCAGGGCAATACCCAAAGGAATTCATTGATCACCTAAAGGGTGATGTCACTAAGCGCATTGAGGAAATCAATGAGATCCTCAGAAAGGTAGAGACTGGTGTTTATGTTGCTCCAGAAGACGATGTCTGACCCTAACGCCGATTACGATAAACACACATACACAGTTCACCTGAAAGATGGGAGAACTGTGGATTTTGTTGACTACGAACTCATGAGATCGTGGTGGATGGTACATGCTAGGCAGGGTCTATTCTCACATGTAGTTGTGAATGATGTAACTAAATAGTTACAGATATATTATGGATTCCCATGGCGGATGTCATTATCAAGAAGAGGAATGAACTCGACCTCGAACTTGAGTGTGAACAACATATTCTTCATGAGTTAGAACCCCACTTCTCCTTCGATGTTGAAGGTGCTTCTTTCTCCCCAGCCTACCGTAAAAAGTTCTGGGATGGCAAGATACGAATTTTAAGTACAGTCGCCAAAACCCTTCCGTGTGGTCTTGTCTATCGTCTGTGTAAGCTTTTGGATAGGCTCGGATACACTTGGGAGTTTAAGGATAACAAGTTCTATGGTGTACCATACGAAACTGATGAGATGATCACCCAAGAGGGTGTTGAGTACTTTATGAGTAAGATCTCTGGGTTTGAACCTAGAGAGTATCAGGTTGAAACGGTATATCAGGCACTCAAAGAGTACCGTAAGACTATCGTTTCCCCAACGGGAAGTGGCAAGTCGATGATGATATATTCCATCTCTCGCTATCTGAAGTCCTTAGGTAAGCGTGTTCTTATCGTTGTTCCTACCAAATCATTGGTGGAGCAGATGACTAAGGACTTTGCTGAGTACGGATGGGAAGTCGAAGGTAATGTGCACAAGATCTATCAGGGTCACTCACTCGACACTAAGGCACCCGTAACTATCTCTACATTCCAAAGCATTTATGCATTACCTAAGAAATGGTTTGCTCAGTTTGATGGTGTGATTGGTGATGAGTGCCACAATTTCAAGGCAAAGGTTCTCCAGGGAATTATGAAGAAGATGCCAGACGCTAAGTGGCGTTATGGATTTACTGGAACCCTGGATGGTAAGAATGTCAACAAGTTGATTCTTGAGGGTCACTTCGGGCCCGTGTTCCAAACCACCACCAGTTCCGAACTGATGGATAAGGGATTCCTCGCTAAGTTGTCTGCGGAGGTTCTAATCCTCAAACACCAACCCAAAACATTCAAGACTTACAATGACGAGTTGGAGTTCCTGGGTGAACTGGAAGGTCGCAACCGATTCATCAGTAAGTTGGCAGCCACACTCGAAGGTAATGTTCTAATCCTATTCACTAGGGTTGAGGGTCACGGTGTTCCACTTCATGAAATGATCGAAGGAATAACAGATCGCCCCGTTCATATGATTCACGGTAATGTGGATATCAATGTAAGGGAGGAAGTCAGAACGATTGCTGAGTCATCCAATAGTAACATTATCCTAGGATCCTACGGCACAATGTCGACGGGTGTGAACATCAAGAACCTCCACCACGTTATCTTCGCGTCACCTTCCAAGTCTCGCGTCCGAGTTCTTCAGTCTATTGGTCGTGGTTTGCGTAAGGGTAAAGGTAAGGACTCCTGTAAACTCTACGACATTGCCGATGACTTCCGTGATGGTAAGTATGGTAAGGAGAACTTCACATACAAGCACCTTGCTGAACGCTTGAAGTTCTATGTGGAGGAAGACTTCGCGTATAGGATTAACGAGATTCCCCTTTACACAGGAAAGGGATCTCTGGAAGATCTCTAAATACCGATAGGAGACACTACATTATGGATTCCCAGTTCTACGCCTCCATCAAAATGGTTACGGGTGAGGAAGTCCTCGCCCGATGTATGAAGACCGTTGAAGGTGGGGAGGAGATCTTTCTCCTTGATGAACCAATTGTTGTACCCGAATCTACTTCAATTGATAAGGAAAGAAACATCGCACTCTCAGGATTGGTACCTAGGAAGTGGATGACCTACGGTGGTGATGGTTTGGTAATTGTTTATAAGCATCACATCATCAGCATTTCGGAAATGGATCGCTGGGGCGCCGAGTTTTATGAGAAGGCACTTCTTGCGGCAAGAGTAACATCACCCATTAAAAAGAAGGTTCACCAAGAAGAACACTCAGGATATCTGGGTAGCACGGATGATTACAGAGATTATCTAGAGGACATGTACAACAATTCTCCTGATATCCCTTAGAGCTCTATAAGCTTAATAACCTTTCGTAGTGACACTACAAGTATAACAATATCCAAAGGTAGTGTAAAGGACCGGCGACACTTTACAATTCGTAATGATTGGGTTATTATAAACACATATAAACTTCCCCTGTCTATGTCTACTCCAAAACGACGCAGAAGGAATCAGTTTATCGACAATAAGGAGTTCTACCAAGCAATCGTTACTCACAGAGAGAGAGTTGCTCAGGCAGATCAAGATGGCGAACCACGCCCCCGCCTCCCTCGTTACATCGGTAAATGTTTCCTCGATATTGCAGAACATCTGTCGATGCGACCCAACTTCTCCAACTATATGTACCGCCAGGATATGGTGATGGATGCAGTTGAGAATTGTGTTATCTACTGGGAGCGGTTTGACCCAGAGCGCTCCAAGAATCCTTTCTCTTATTTCACCCAAGTCTGTTGGTACGCATTCCTCCGGCGCATCGGTAAGGAGAAGAAGCAGATTGAGATTTGTGACAAGATTATCTCCAGGTCTGGATTTGAAGAACTATTCCAATCTGATGCACTTGGTTCTTCCGCAGATTACAACTCAATCAAAGACGCCGTAGACCAGAAGCGCCGAGGTAATAAATAACTAAAACGCCTCAAGTACAATGCCCGCTGGAAAAGGTATTAGTCAACTCACACAGGTTTCCACCGTTACGGATGGAGACCTGTTTCTTATTACGGATGACTCCACTAGTGCATCGCGCCGCGTGTCTTGGCCTGATCTTGAAGCAAGTATCAATAATATAACCCTCGCAGATAACACCACTGGCGCCTTTACCTTTGCGGAAGGTGCTAACAACTATATTACTATTGACACCACTAATGGTTCCGAGAAGACCATCTTCCACCAGGATATCCAAGTAAACCAAACACTTTCTCTGGGTGCCTCTGGTGCTCAGTTCTTTGCCTTTAATGAAGACACGGTTAAGGTGAAGTATGCCAACTGGTATTCCTCCAACACCCGCCAGTATGGTCAGGGACAGTTGTGGTATGAGCAGTGGTTTGGTGCTATTGACGACACCGCTGGTGCCGCCAACCGCCGTATTGGTTTCTACTTGGACACCCCGTCTCACGGCGCTAGTGACGCTGCTGGTGGTTCTGGGCAGCACCCAAACAACGACAGGATGCACATTGACCTGGACGGCGTCTTTATTCGTAACGACTTGGTTGTTAATGAGACACTGACTGTAACGGGTAACACTACCCTGAACGGAACCCTCACTCTCCCTGACGCAGACATTACCTTCCAGGATAACAACGGAACCTACCCAACTTCCGGTAAGGGTTTCTACTGGGACCTAAACACAGACGAAGCACGCATCTATGCTATTCAGTCCGCCAACGATTACATCGATCTGGTCTTCAAGGTTTCTGACAACACCAACAACCAGAACGACCGCTGGGTCTTTTGGCTTGACTCTTACGAGGGGCAGAGTGCAGACTCTTATCCTCTGACAATGTCGGCCGACAACGCCTGGTTCTTCTGCGACCCCAGCACAACCGACGGTAAGCCCGACACCAATGACTGGAAGGTCATCATTAATAGTAACGGTGCTATTCGCCAGAAGGCCCCCTCCTCAGTAACTCCTTCCGACAACGGTGAGTTGGTCGTAGAGGCAACCAACAACACCACCCTGACCTTTAAGCTGAAAGGATCTGACGGTGTTGTTCGTTCGGGTACCATTACCTTAAGCTGATAAATAACTCTGTAAAACCAGGCTAGACTATTCTTTGGGCCTGCCCTGCTTCCCTAGTCGTGAAGAAGCCCCTACCACTTGGCAAGATGTCCGCCCAGGCCTTCCACCTGGACAGTCTTTCCTATGTTACAGAGGATAACGAAAAGAAGCACAGGCTCGAAAACCAGGCTAGAATAATTCGTATGAGCATGGACGGGGGACCGCAATGAAAGGCTTTAGTCATTTCCTCACCGAAGCCGAGGAGAAGAAAAAAGAAGAGATGCAACCGGACCAACACCGTGTTGGTGATGACATCGTGACGACCTTTGGTCGCTTCAACCCTCCCCACAAGGGACACCTGAAGGCCATGGATTACGCCGACAAGCTGGCCGGTGACATCGGTGACAAGGCTCCCGCGGACCAACGGTTCTATGCTTCACGCAGCCACGACCCCAAGAAGAACCCCCTTGAGTATGGGTTCAAGGTCCAGCAACTCCAAAAGATGTTCCCTCGTCACGCCAAAAAGTGGGACACTGATGAGGGTGTTCGTACTATTCTGAACGCAGCCGAAAAGGCAGGTAAGCAGGGATATAAGAACTTCCACTTTGTTGGTGGCCAGGACCGCCGCCAAGGTATGGAGGACCTGCTCCGTAAGTACAACGGGCAGAAGTATAACTTCGACAATATTTACTCTCACTCGGCAGGAGACCGCGATGAGCAGTCCGATGACCCTATTGCGCGACTCTCCGCATCTGGTCAGCGTAAGTACGCTATGAACGACGACTTCGACGGCTTCAAGGGTGGCCTCGATCTCAGTGACGGTTATACCGAAGAGGACGCAAAGCAGCTCTTCCTTATGCTCCGCCACATCATGGCAACAAAGAACGAGTCGGTTTGGGAAGTAGACTATCGCGGAAACAGAGACCTCATTTGCGAGATGTACCGAGACGGGCTCCTTTATCAGACAGGAGACTTGGTGGAATCTTTGAGCACAGGCCTGGTTGGTAAAGTGCACCGCTGTGGCGCCAACCACCTTATCTGTGTCACCGAGAACGGAATTATGTTCAAGTCATTTGTTTATGATGTTCAAAAGGTCTAAATAATAAGGAATAGACTTTTGGTTGGCAAATGTCCGAACATTTTGAACAGCTCCGCAAGGAGAAAGAACTCATTAAGATGCGCGAAGCCCTTATGTCGGACTGGCGCCGTGACCTTATGGAAGAAGATCATCCTTATGTGGATGTGATGCCTTCTTCTGATCAGAAAGAGAAGGACGCAAAGAAGAAAAAGAAAGAAGAGGAAAAGCCTGAGAAGGAAGAAGTCAAAGAGGATTATGAGGGTTATGACTATGCAGGTAAGGAAGGCAAACATCATAAAGTCTCTAACGGAATTCAGACAAAGTACCTAACCAATAAGGAGTTTGGTGAATTTTCCAGACAGAAGTTGGGACGAAAGAAGAAAGAGGTCAAAGAAGGTTTCTTCTCTTCTGTGAATAAGAAGAAGCAAGCCGCGGCCCGTGAGCGTCTCGCTAAGCACAAAGCAGCCATGGAAGGTGGTGGTAAATCACCTTATTGTGGTAAGCTCAAGGATGGTAAGGATGATAAGGGAACTGGTAAAGACCCCTGGTCCACTCACCCCGATGACGCAAAGGCCTTCGCTAAGGACATGGAATACCTTGGAAAGAAGGATGCCGAGTCTGTAAAGGAAGAAGTAGAACAGATTACTGAAAACAGATACGCCAGAGCTCAGCAAGAGATGGACTCCTATATCGATAGGAGAAACACTAAGCTCACTAACGACGCTCGTGCTATCACCGGTAAATCTCCTGTAAAGAGAGATAGCACCAGGCAACAAATGCGCGACAACCGCACCGCCCGCCGCGGCCACGGTGGCGGTTGGAGGAAAGACGACTGGTATGACCCCAACACAGGTTCTTCACTCACCACAGACAAGAGTGGTAAGTCAGACATGCGTGTCTTTGCTCGCAAGGGTGGTAAGCCTGGATATTTGAACAAAGAGACAGGGAACTGGCAAGCTGCTGACGCTAGTCACCGTGGTGTGCAGCAAGCCGCACGCCGTCACGACCAGCTCAGTAAGCCTTTTCCTGGCGATAAGACTTCCCCCTCCACGGAGACCAAGGCTGCATCAGACCGGCGCCGGGGTGGTGCAACTCCCACACCAACACCCACTGCTGCTGGAAACACCGGCACGACCGCAAGCCGAGGTAAGACAACTCCAACCACGCCGTCCTCGTCTTCCTCTACCACCCCACGTCCTACTTCGACCTCCAGTTCTTCTAGTACCCCACGTCCCACTTCAACTTCGGTGACGAAGC